GTCATCTCGTAGTTTGATAACCACATAGAATCCTACATCATCAACTGCTGTCTTATGCAATACTCCATGAGCATCTCGATACTTTTCTACTACCTCACCAACTTGGACATTAGAATGGTTAGACATCACATTCCTATATCTTTCATCAGACATGTATTTCTTTACTGCGTCATTAAGTGCCTCAAGTGTGATTAAATCATTCTGCTTGTCAACAATCTCAATGGAAGCATAGCCTCCGATAATCAGATTATCTGACTTCAGAATAGTAAACTCATGGGTGGTATCTGCCTTTAGCAAAGGAGTATCCATCATCAGCATGAAATCCGAGTTTTCACTCTTACTATATGAATAGATTGTGAAATTACTCCGTTTTAGACGCAGGGAAGGGTAATCCGGCATATGCGTCTTCGGTTATATTCCATTTATTTGGGTTGTCTTTGTCGTCTAACATCTCTTGTTTCTTACCTGTCCAAGCAACCCAACTCTTTTTCTCTTCTAAAGGCACTACTCTGAAATGTATTCTAGTTTGAAACTTATCTCCATCTAAGCGATATTCATGATAACCATTCTTTTGAATACCTAGTTCAATACTTCCTTTGTCTAACACTTTCTTTGACTCCCCTATCTTCTTAGCCACAACAGCAGGGAACTTGCCTGACTTACCAAATAAATCATAGATGTCTGTATTACCTTCTATGTCTATTGTCCAAGCCATTCTCTCATTTTCATAGTCTATGACCAAATCAACATTTTTGTCTTCTCGTAATGTTATGGTATACTTACCCATATCACTATCTTTGTTTATCTCATCAATATCCTTTTCCAAGACATCTTCTTTAGCAGTGAATTTATTTGGGTGAAGATACACTAAGTCATCCTGTTGCTTCATCCAAGACATTAACTTACCATCATTAGAATCAAACAAATCAGCAAATGAACCTTGATGTTTGTCCATCACAAAGTCTAGTATCTTCTCAAATGGTAGATTATCCCTACCACTTTCTAATATCTCATTCCTTATTGCTAATCTGAAAATAGAACGCTTACTCTTCATGATTTCTGCTACTTGTTCCTTCCAAACATCTATGTTGTATAGTGCGTTTTTCTGCATTAGAGTATCTCCCTCAAATCCATAAATGGTAAACCCATTCATATCTTCTTTGAGGATTATTTCAGCAACTCCATGTGTATGGTCGGTAATGTAATATCCTTTCTTTACCTTCTTACTTGTTGCACCTCTAGGATTTTTCAATCCAGTAGTAACCTCAAACATACCACCCGCTGATTCACCTAACGTGTATTTCATTCCAGTGAGAGACTTCTTGGTTTTACTAGCAAGTTGCTCTAGAGTCTCAAGCGAATCTGATTGAGTAACTTCCGGTATCTCAATAACCTTAGCAGAAAATAGTTTGAACCCATCTTTGCCTTTCTTTACTTCATCAACCTTAACTCTAACAATATCACCAATCTTAACATTCTCTTTGGTGTTCAGTGCTTTACCCACTGGAAGATATTTCTTATCTTCTAACTCAACAGTCTTGTAGTTCCTAGCGGTTTCAGCATTAACTGGCCCAATTCCCATAGTGTAAGAATGGAGATTGCTTTTTGTTTTCTTATCATCCAAAACAACCACATCTAAGTCAACAAACTTCTTCCACTTAATCCACTTGGGATTCTTCTTAGAACCAATGTAATACGTTGATTCAATATCCTTGATGACAACACCTTCTGATGCAGGTAAAGACATTATTTCCTTAGCATATTCTTCAACTTCCTTTATTGAATCTGCAATCCTAGTGTCCTTCTTAGAAGGGAAGGCTAGGTGTTCTGAGGAATGTTGTGAGTATTGATAGAGTAATATGTTGTGTCTCTCTCTAAGAACTTCATCGGTTATGTTCTTACCTTCATGAACCATAATATCAAAAACATGCGCTCTAAGTTCTCCACCCTTCTTATTCTTGAATACATGAGCAATTGTATCTGCTCTATGTAGTGGTTCATCTTCCATGAACAACATAAGTTCTCCATCCAAAATGCAGTCATTGAATGATTTTTTCTCCAATGCTTTCACTTGTTCAGAACACTTGTCGGTAATATCCTTCTCATTGTAGGAATAGACTGTTACCTTACCATTGAATTTATGAAGTTGTATTCTCATACCATCATATTTTTCTTGAACGATATATTCACCAGTCAGACCTTTTACTTCTTTCAAATCATCAATCTCAAATATACGATACATTGGTTTATTCGGAATTATGAAATCAATAGATTGCTTCTCATCCTCGCTCTTAGCAATGTCCAACTCCACTAAATTATCCCATTTGTCTTCATCATATTGTGAACCATACACCTTTTGTAATAATTTGTATGCTCCCTTGAATTTGTTTTCTATTCTACGAGTATCCTCGTCTTCCTCACCATAATGCTCTATGATGTAAAGCGGAATGTCTTTGGGTTCTAAATCAAGCCCCATGAAATCTTGAGTTATTTCATCAGGTTTCAGATTTAGTGCCTTCCATGATTTATCAGGCAACGGGTTAGCATGTGAACGTAAAGCGTAGTGTATGAAAGCGGCAAACATAGATTCGTCTTTCAATAGAGTTGCAATTACCTTGTCTCCTAATTGCTTAGAGAAAGGGTCACTAACCTCTTTTGATTTGAACCTCATTTCCTTTATCGCTTCATACAATTCCTTTGCTTGTCTTGATTGAGGATTGTATGCCTCATCTGAAAAGGCAGTATCTTCTTTCAGGTAATTTTTCAGTTCAGTAGTGAAATCATCTAAAGAATCAAATTGCTCCCTAACATCTTTCACTGTTTTCTTCCAAGTATCAGTATACTCATCAGGGTTTTCTTTTGCTGAAAGATATGAATATCTAACACGCTCAAAGAAATCCAATACTTTCTTAGTCATTGTATTGGTTTCTTTCTCAAAAGATAACCCTGTTTGTGGCATGTAACCCCTCAAGCGAATTTTGGTTGAGGAGGATTTATTGAACTTGCAGCACTGGCAGTTGTTCCCATATCTAACTCCATAAGAACTCTAATAGCATTATGCGCCTTTTGCGCTGCGCCCTTTTTGTCGTTTTTCATTTCAACAACAGCAGTTTCTAAGTCTATCATTGCATCTTTGTAGTCTGCTTCATCCATAACATTAGATTCATTCTGTTGGAAGGGTGAAACATCGTTACCCAATGGCGAATACTTCTCACCATATTGTTTGATTAGGCTTTCAAGTCCAGCAATAATACTAGCCTTAGTTACCTCATTGAGTTTGTCTTCCTTACCTTCAACATTGCTTGTCTTAGGTAGTGATTCCTCAGAAGGGTTCTTCTTCGGTTTCTTGATTTTAACTTCCTCACCTGTAAGTGGTTCATCCAATTCCAATGTATTCACATTTGCTTCTTGCAATACTTCTTTCGCCTTTCGTATAGCCAGTTCGACTACTTTTTCTTCCCATGTTACTTTTTCCGGCATGTTAAATCATTCCATTTGCTTTACTAATTCGTGTATGTCTTCCCAGTCCATACTCTTCTTGATAGAAGTTCCACCGGATACATTTCTGCTATCCATAGTAGGGGAAGGTGATTCATAAACCACATACCCTGACTTCATCAATAGATTGTCCTTATCGTAAACTGCTTGCTCTAATGCTTTCACCTTGCTAACTAGTTCTTTCATCAACATCAACATCTCATTATCTTCACTCATTTTATGCACCTTGTATGTCATTCATAGCAATCAACATGTCTTCCCTGATTCTTTGTCTTAGAACTATTTTCCAGTCTATCATGTAACTCCTGCTCCTTCGTGTAGTGGTCTAGTTCAATAAGGTTTCACTTATCCTTCTTTTTTTCCTTTTTCGGATAAACCATCTTTCTGAGTTGAGAATATAGGGTTTCATAGTCCTTCCTTAACTCAGAAGCAGAGGCTAGAATGTCTAAATTTTTCTCATCAAAACCATCAACAGTCTTGCTTAGTTTCTTATCGGATTTAACCAAATCAATGCCTTTCAGTTCTTCGATAATATCAGATAGATGAGTCATGTCTTCTCCCATCATATTGGTAGGTTGTGCCTTTTGAATTAGTTTCTTCAACTTCTTCTTTTTCTTAGCGTCTATCTTCTCGATAAACACAGGAGAGAAGTAAAACCCTTCTCCCTTTAGAACATCTTGCCAACTCATGCAGACCCCTCCGTTGTATCTTCAGA